CCTACATATCCTGTAATATCGTTTACAGTATCTTGTAATGAATCGTCATCTTCTGCCAAAATTTGATACACCTTTTCAGCAGTCATACCTCTATATTTATTATCAAGTAAAGCACCTTCAGGTAATCTCATTCCTAAATCCCAACATAGATAACTATTAATTACATAGTCAGTTGCGTAATTCCATAGAACGTGATGCCTATTTAATTTTCGCAAGGAATGTTCCCATATAACGTGGCTAGCTTCGTGAACTAAGACTGCTTGTAATTCCTTAACAGAAATACTTTTGACAAAATCTTTATTCCAAAAAATTCTTTGTCCGTCAGTAGCTAACGTATCAAAAGAAGCATCTTCAACCAGTTCTAAGTTGAGCAACATTGAAGCCATACCAATATTACCCTTCATTAGTTTTGCTCTAGCTTTTATAAGTTTTTGTTCAGTCATCCTTACCTCCAAAAGCCTTATCAAAGAAACTTCCTTTAAGGTCTCCTACAGAACTTTCTAAATCATCTGCAACCTTCTTTCGTTTAGCTTCTCCCAATTCAGTTTCATCTCTAAGAGAATCATAAGAATTGATTGAGGCAAAAACAGAAACAAGACTTTGATGAGCATTAGATATGTCTGCATCATTCCCTAAAATGTCAGAGTTAATTGAGGGAAGCATATCAATAGACTGTTTTAATTTCTCAAAACTGGTCTTATGAAATGTTTCACCATTCTTTAACTTATCGACAATATGATTTACTTGTTCAAGTAAAGCCTCAACAGTAACCTTAAAAACATTTCTTACATTGTTTGCAAGTCTGTTTTCAGTCTCTTGTTGAATGCTAGCTTTCATTTTGTCAGAGACATTTAAACGAATATCAGAAGATTTAGTTATGTCCTGAATTAGTTCTTTCTTAAAATCAAAAACAAATTTGCTTCTAAGTTTTTCAACGTCAGGATAATCTTCTTCATTAAATGCAGAGCCTAATTTTCTTTCAGCTACAGAAACAAAAGAATCATAATTTTCAAGAAAACTTTCTGCTTCCTCAAAAAAATCATCTTTAGCTTCTTGCATTTTCTCGTCTAGCAAATCTAATTGTGTACTTGGACACAATCTCCACCCACTAGTGCTAGTTGAATCAGAATCCGATTCACTATCGCTCCAGGGAACAGTTAAAGCATAATAGTATTCTCTACGAATCCTATTCGTTATACGTCTGAATATCTTATTAATATTCTCTCCGTACATATGCTTAGAAACGTGCAATGTTCTTTCATCTGCACCTACGTTACTTTCTAACCCTTCTCGTAAACTTTTATCTACCTTAATACCACTAGGATGTTTAACAGTTAAACTAACCAGTAATGCTTGTTTAGATAAAAGGTTTTTATTATTTTTATTCATAAACCCTCCAGTCTATATTATTAATAATCTGTTTCGCATGACCCATAAATGAACAGGTCGCTCTTCAGTATGGTTAATTCCATATACAGAAAAAAACGGAGGGCATTTCTACCCTCCATAATATTATACCTCTAAGTCTTGATGCTTAACTTTGAACTCATTGAAAGTTGTTGTTTCAACAAGTTCAGTTCTTGCATTGACTAGAGAACGAACAAAAAATACTTCGTATTCAGGAGTTGGGAATTGCTCTATGTATTTCAGAGCATTTTCAAAATAACTTTCAACCAAAGAATCGCTAACTTCTTTAATTACAGTTATCAACGCAACGACTGTAGCAAAATATATTCCGTTCTGTTTTTTCTTATCCTTAGCCTTTTCAGGAGTATCAATTTTCCCCTCACAAATTTTTTGCAAGTCAGGAACATCTTCTTTGAGTTGTAAGAAAGATGCAAATTCAATTGATGCAGTTTCGCCAACATTAATGTCAGCAAATTTCTGTATAAAAGAATTTTCAGGATTAGTCTTTAAAGTGCTAGACAATCTTGTCCAGGAACGAGGGCAAGGTTGAGGAGCAATGACTTTAGGGTCAAAAACATTCAACCAGTTAGGCTGATAATTTAAGAATCCTAAAATGTCAGCATGAACATCGTTCTTGACTGCCCAATTGAACCAGTCATTAGAATCGTGAACGAACTCAATCATTGCACACCTGGAATAGCAATGGGAAGGAATCTTATTAGACCCAGCCCTATCGCTAGCTTTATTGGAAGCACAAACAATTACCCAATTACCTTTTCCATTTTCACGAGTTGGCAATTCATAATCTCCTATTCTTTTCTCATACATAAGTTGAGATAGAACAGTTTGCATTGAATGATGAGATTGTCCGAACTCATCCAGGAAAAGCATACCTTCCCCACTAACAGGGAGATTACCTAAAAAGGCTCTCTTCTGTTTGCCTTCCTCAATATAAGGAATGCCTGATAGGTCATAAGATTCATACAAGCTACTTCTAAAATCTATCCAACCATATTCTTTTGCAGTTGGATTAACTTTATCTGTAACCACCTTTCTTCCGTCAGCCAAGATATCTCGCACCTCTTCGACTATTGCAGACTTTCCAATACCAGTTCCACCAATTAGGAACGGAGTATTGTTAGCCTTAATTTCGCATTGCATCATATACAACGCTTCACTAGGTTTATATTTCATTTTACCTCCATGAAATAATTATAGTTAAGTTAGCAGAAATGCTAACACCAATAGAAAACCTTTTTACAGGCTAGAGATACCTCTATTTAATTTCTTTCGTATTGTTTCAAATACTCTTCAGTTGGTTTATCTAATTTAAAACAAAGTAATACCTAGATTTTTCATAATCTGATTTACTATAGATTGCTTGATACCATTAATTTGAGGCTGAAACCATTCAGGGTCTTGTTTAACAATTTCAAAAAGAATATCTAAATCTTCTCCTACCTCTTCAACGACAATTTCTTGTTTAGATTTATAATTTACAAATCTTTGTTTACAGGCTTCCTCAATATATAAAGGGATGTTTAATTTATCTTCCATATTTCTAACCTCCATTAGTTAGTTTCTTGAACCCTATAATTAGGATTCTCTTCAGCACGTTAATTCGTGGACTATCTTATTCAACGACTATCTCAATCAATTTTAAAAATAAAAAAAATAATAAAAAAAAATACAAAAAAAAAGAAACAAAAAAAATGCTACTCCGTTAAGAGTAGCATTAATTTTCCTCCTCTATTTATCTAACCACCCTTCCTGGATAGCTTCGTATTTAGCAAGGAAATATCCCCACATCCAAAAGTTATACAATCCAAGTCAACGTGATAATTAATTGCAGTATCAGAATCTATGACCAGGCTTTTATCTTTAAAATTTAAAACCTGGTTATAGTTCTTTTGCTGAATTGAAATAGGATAAGAAAGAATTTCAAACAGGGAATTTAATCTTTCCCTGGTTGTAACAGTTCCCCACCCACACAAAGAAAAAGATAATATATCTCCGTTATGGTCTTTATCCCAATTAGCGATTTTATGACCATGCAAATAATAACCGAACTCATCCGTGCGAGAATTAGAAATAGATTTAGTTCTCCTATCTCTAAACGCAGTAGCAATAACTCTAGATATATTTCTCATTGTGTAGCCTCTTCTAAAGTTTCAGTACAATCCCAACAATAATATCCCTTGACTTCCTTTTCATTCTCTAATGTTGGATTAAGTAATCCTTCAATATGAGAATGAGATAAGTTAGCGAATAAAAATTTATTGCTACATTTTTCACAAGTACGATACTCATTAAATAATTTATCTGCATCCATTACACATCCTCATCTATTTCTTTAAAGTATTTCTGTATGCGTTCTTTCAGATTAACAGTCTTACCTTTCTCGTCTAGGAAACTTTCCGAGAAACCACTTATCCTGTCAAAAATTTCATCAGGGTCGTATTCTCTTTCATCCCAATACCCAATCATGTCATCAAGTGTTTCAGGTATGTAGTTTGCTAACTCATCTTCCACTAACAACTCTATGATATTCTCCTGGCATCCACCACAAATGACCTCGTATAAATCGTCTTCAGCATATTCACGAGCCATTTCCATACGCAGTTCCCAAAATTCTCTAGGTTTGTTTTCTGTTTTCATTGTGCAACCTCCTCTAACATATCATTTATATAATCTTCGTCATAACCAAGTTCTTCAAGATACTCTATAAATTCTTCTATATTCATATCTTCTACTAGAGAAAAAAAATGGTTTTTTAAAATTTCTGTTACATACTTCCAATCGTCAAAAGAAGATTCTGCTTGGTTTTCTGCCCAAGTCTCTTTTACTTGTTCTATTTTCATAGTTAGACCCTCCAGTCTGTTTCGTTTTTAAAATTGGCTAGAGGCAATAAACTTAGATTTCTTTTAACAATGCACGTTTTATATTCGTAGGCATTGGCTACATAAATTTATTACCTCACTCATTCAGCTAAGAGAAGCCACCTCTTAGGACATTGGAGGATGTCGCACCTGTCCGATTATCGTTAACGCCTCGCCAATTGTGTTTCAACCTTTTTTCGTAGGTCTTTCATTGGGTCTTTGGGTACGCATATTTTGTTTTGAAGCTTTACTTCTATCTCCGAAGGCAATTCTTGAGACCTTCATTACTGGTTAAGCCCTTGCACGACCCAGTACACTATCTTGTTCTACTCTATAAAACCTCCATTGGTTTAATTGAATATTTAATAATACAGGAACACATCATAATAGCTAGCATAATGTGAGCATTACATAACCAGGGAAAAAGTTACATAATGCAAGCATGAAGGAAAATAAAAAAACCAGTCTCAAAATTGTTGGGAAGGATGACGACCTTACAATTAAACAAAGAAAATTTGTTGATGCAATTGTTAAAGGAACTTATCCCACATATAAAGAAGCTTACTTTAATAGCTATGACGTTAAGCCTAACAAGAATGGAAGCATACCTAAATGGGTAGAAGTAGAAGCCAGTAGACTATTAAGTTCAAACCCTAAGATAACCCAAAGTATCAGGAAGGCATTAGAAAGGAAGGAGGACCATGCAGTAGCCTCAAGCATACGGACAAGGAGTTACGTTCTTGAGAGACTATACAAAGAATCTACTGAAGCAGATACTTCAGCAAGCAAGATTAGAGCATTAGAGCTGTTAGGCAAAAGTGTGGCATTGTTTAGCGATGTAGTAGAAACAAAAGAAGCACGACAAAGCACCGACATAGAAGCAGATATAGAAGAGAAGATTAAGACCCTATTAGAAAGCCAGGAAGATTAACCAGGCATAAGACTATCTTAATCAATTATAAGACTACCTTAATCTAAGACTAAATTAATTCGTTCCTGGTTGTTTCCTGGAGGTAATAAATCATCCAGGCATTCGACCAGACTATGCAATGTTCCAGGTGAATTAATACGGATATGTGCGTAGTTATAAGGTATTTAAAATTAAATAAGATATGAGAGAGAAGAAAAGGGTTTAGCATCCTACATATACGCTAGCGTAATGCAATCGTTTTCTTTACTTTTCCTTGACCCTACCTTTTTCCTGGGAGAAGTGAGCTGATAACCGACCCCCCACCCCCATGTATATAATGACGTTACTTGACTGACTATAATACATAGTAATTTACACAAGATATCACTAACTTTCATATACCCCCCTATTATATTGCATTTTGCTAGCAAGTTTTTATTAAGTAACCCCCCCTTTTATATATAAAGACCCAGGATTCCTGGACCCCCATATTATTTTTTTTAAAAAACTATTGCTTTTTCTGTGAAGAGGGTGCAATATGTTAAAATCTTGTAGTTCCTATACCTAGTAATTATTACTTAATAAGTAAATACCTATTAAAGATT